CCCCACCGCCCCGAGGCGAAGGCGCTACCGGAGGCCAGACCTCCGAGCGTCAAGCCGAGTATCAACAGGCGTAGCAGGCGCATCGTTAGTCCCCTTCTGAGTGAGCCCTTTTAGGTAGGAGGTCCCGCCAGACGCAATCAGGAAGGCTCCAAGCCCGAAGGTGAACCAGTCGCCCCCCAAGTAGCCCAAGCGGGCCCCCAGGTAGGCCAAGGCCACGGAGAGGGCGAGGGAGAGTCCCAAGACCCCAAGCCCGTCCAGGGTCTTCCAGAGGTGCTTCCGGATGAGGCTCACCAGGGCCGCCACTACAGCCGCAAGGGAGGCGGTAGAAGCGAACCACGCCCCTAGGTCCGTGGGGATGGAGCCCGCATCCTGGGCCAAAGCCAGAGTGCCGAAAAGACCGATTCCTGCCAAAATGAGCTTCCTCATGCCTTCCTCCTTTCACTCACCCGCGGTCGTCTGCCACCGCAGGGGAATGACCATACGGAAAAGAGGGGCATGCATGCCCCCCGGCACCTGCATGCCGTCTGCCGTCCAGGGCGGGTAGGCTTCCGTCCCACCTCCCAGCCCCCAGAGGCCCCAGGTGAGCCACCCCAAAGCCCGCCTCTGCTGAATGTGATAAAGCTCGTGGCGGAGGGTATCCCGGCAGGGCTCATGGGGGGCTACCCAAACGTTCCAGCCGTCGGTGAAACCACAGGTCCAGCCCTCCCGCCAGCCGTAGAAGGCCGGAGCGGGGCGCTCCCTGATGAGAACGGGGTCCAGGGCCACCACCAGGGCCGGGGCCACCCCGCCCTGGCCGTAGGAGATGGAGGCCCCCACGCTCCAGGCCCATTCCGTGCGATCTGGAGGCCCGGACGTGAGCCAGCCTAAGGCAATCAGAATGAGGCCGATTAGGTCAATCATTTTCACCTCACCGCGAGAACGGCCAGGCTACGTCCGTTCAGGTAGGCGCTTCCCGAAACCGTGTTACCGGAGCCTGCTAGAATAGCACGGCTAGCCTGGAGGGAGAGAGAGTAGCTACCCGAGCCCAGGGTGTAGGTGGCGGCCCAGACCAGCGCCCCCCGGTTTTGGAAAGAGAAAGGCACCGCCTGGTTGTGCGTCCGGTAGTCTTGCCACCGGCGAATGGAGTCTGTGGCTAGGTTGGAGATGGTGGGCCCGCTGGACTGGCTCACCCTAACCTCTATGCGAGCCCCGGCGGACGCATACGAGCCAGATGTGATGGCGGTGATACCCACGTTGGCCTCAACCTCCACGGAGTAGAGGATGAGAACGGTGGTGGTCTCGTTCAGGGTGAAGGAAACGGACATGTTGGTGACGTCGGAGAAGGTAGAGGAGGAGATGGTGTATTGGCTGGTATACGCGGCTTGGGCAAGAACCTGTTGCCCCACCGCCACCAAGCCTTCCGGGGCCCAGATGCCGTAGGTGCCGCTGGAGAGCGTGTTCCCCTTCCAAGAGAGGCCCGAGAGGTCGCCTACGCGAAGCTTGAGGTTGCTCCCCTGGTAAACGTCAAGCCCCTTGGCCCAAAGGACGGCCCCACTCGTGACGCTCGGGGCGGTGGTAGGGAGGTCCCCCACCTGTATGGCGGTCAGGTGCTGGGCGGTAACGCTTCTGACTTCCAGGTCTGCCGTCCCCACGCGCCCAGGAACGCCGGACGCAGTAGAAGAGTAGGGGGAGGTCCTTCCGTCCTTCCCAACGTGCCGGATGCGCACGTAGTAAGTGGTGCCAGGAGTCAGGCTGGCGCCGCTCTGGTTGGCGTAAATGTCCACTTGGGAGCCCCGGATGGTGGTGAGGAGGGTGGTAGGGTTGGTAGAAGTGCCGAAGTAAACCTCGGTGTGGAGGTAATCCGGGTCCGTGATGCGGTCCCAGTAGACATACAGGCCCCGCACAGTAGGCACCACGTTCACCGACGGAGTGGAAGACCACACCGAGGGCGGCTTGGGCGGCAGGTTTGCGTCTGGCGGGTTAACTCCATCCCGCCCCGCCTCACGGCGGAACCAGAAGCGGTAGAGGCCGGGGACACCCGCCCCTCTCAGGGTGAGGGTGGTGGTAGCGCCCCGAGCGGAAATGGTGTGCTGGACCCTCGTCACGCCCATGGTGACCGGCTCGGCGATAAAGAAGCCGTCGGGCTTGAGTTTCACCAGGTCGTAGACCCGGACGAAGGGGGCCAGGGTGGTATCTACTTCCGCCGTGGCGATGGGCTCGCTCAGGTCCTGGAGAGCGGCGGCCACCACCTTTTGGGCTTTGGCGGAAGAGGTGATGGGTAGGTCGGAGGTGTTGAGCCGCATCCAGCGCCGCCCGTATTTGGCGATGCTGGCATCGTTTTGCCCGGTATAGACGTAGGTATCGTTCCCGCTTTTGTATTGCACCTGAATGACGTTGCGGATGTCCTGGAGGCTCGTGCGGATAGCCCGATAGGAAGACACGTGCTCTGGGCCTATCTCTACGCCCGGGGTGGTTTTGGTCCGGGGGTCCCAAACCGTGAGCCTCCAGGAGGAAGAGGCCGAGTCCCACCGGTAGCGCACTACGAACCCGTGAAGAGCCGCCAGGCGCTGTATGGCGTCCCAGACAGGCTGAGTGTTCTGGCCGTAGGCGTCTACGGTTACGCCAGTAGGCGTAGGAGCGTAAACCGTTTCGCCCGCCCCGGCCTGGGAGAGGAGGTAGTTTATCCGGCTCTCCAGGCTCCCAGAGGACACCTGCACCTCGCTCTCTATGTAGAGGGCTTGAAGGCGCTCAGCCTGGGAGAGAATGGTGGCCCTAAGCCCGGCCCCGTCCCACTCGGTAACCCGCCCCTCCATGAGGGGCACCCAAGCCGAGGCGGGCATAGGTTCACCAAGCGCCCATGTCGCCATGCTCACTCGGGCCGGTTGGCCTAGGGAGAGGGACACGCCAGGGAGGAGGTCTAGGCTCACTTGCGGGCCAGGCTGGTCTATGGAGTCTTGGAAGCGAAGGGTCTCAATGTGATCGGAGATGTCCTGCCAGGCCGAGCCGTCCCAGACCTCCACTTTAGCTCGGGCCTCATATGCTCCGGACAGGTAGCCCCATTGGGGAGTGATGTCCGAGGTGGCCGCATCCTCAGAGGCCGTGGCGCTTTCAATGGGGGCAGGCCCAGCGGAAAGCTCCTCTATCGCTGTAGCGGTGTCGCCGGTAGCAGGACCGGCGGAGAGACTCTCTATGGCTGTGGCGGCGTCTTCCTCGGGTTGAGTGGATATAGCCTGGCTTTCCGAGGCCGAGCCCTCATCAGTTAAGCCCCTCCCCAGCTCAATGCTTTCCTCAGCGGTAGCGCTATCGCCCGGGGCATAAGTGATTAGGAAGGCGATGCTGTTGGTGGAAGAGGAAGTAGACCAGCTAACCCCAGATGCAGATGTAATCGGGGCTTTAACCGCGGTGTGGTAAGAAAGCGAAGCGCCGCCATGTAGCGTGTCCCAGCCGCCGGGGGTAGCGGTCAAAGTCCGCCCACCGAATACGGCGATCCCGGCTACCGCATCAGGGGCGTAGGGATACGCCGTGAAGCCGCCGTGCGATGTTGAGTTGTCGGTGCGCACGCCCTCTACGTCCACAACAGGGTAATCGCTTCTAACGGCTACGGCGTAAATGGTCTGGGTGAAAGTCCCGGAGAAGGTCCCACTAAGCCCGGAGGAGTAGACGGCCCAGTAGAGCCGACCGGAGCTAACGGAGACGCTTGCCCAGCCCGCCGGGGCGGTGCTGTTTCCAGAGGTAACGACCACCACCACATCGCCCGCTTGCGGGGCGATGTAGTTCCAAACGTTGTAGGTGCTAGAACTCCAAGAACCCTGGAAGTTGGCCCCAACGAGCGTCGCCATGTTAGCTCAGGGTGATGGTCACGGTTATGGACCAAGCCGCACCGCTGGTTTTGGTGCCCAGGTTTTGCACCTTGCGGTTCAGCATGGTGCCGCCGCTGGAGGCGTTAAACACGCCGAACTCGTTCCAGGCGAAGTTTGCGGTAGACCCGTCTGCCGTGGCCTTAAAAGTGACCGCGTTCCCAGATACGGTAGGGTAACCCGAGTCCATCGCCAGCCGCACCTTGTTCGTGCCCTGGAGGTCAGTCTGGCTGGCGCTGGCCGCCGCCGTACCGTCCCCCACGCCGATGTAGGCGTTGGCGGTGTTAAAGGGAGTGATGCTCCCCCCGGTCAGGGCGGTCCAGAGGGCGTTGGCCCCTGCCGTGGTGAGCAGGTTGCCCTCAAACTCGGCCACCTCGTCAGGAGGTCGGTCGATCTGGCCGTCGTGCCACTTTTCCACTCGCCAAAAGACGTTCCACTTTGCGGTGTCCCTCATGTTAAACCTCCTCTATCTCCCACACCACCTCCCACCAGCCGGGCGCAACCCACTTCAGCTCGGCAAAGAAGAAGGCGGAGAAGGTCTGGCCGTCGTGGGAGACGGTGACTTGGGTTCCGTCAAAGGCTAGCCAGGTTTGGGCCGTGGTGTAGCTCATAGGCGCGGTGCGGCCCTTCCACACGCGTTTGGCCTGGCCGAAGCGAAGGAAGCGTAGGGTATTGTTCAGGCTTCGGGCCCGGAACTCGGCCCGCTCCAGCCGTTGCTCAAACCCATCCGGGCGGGCCGGGAAAGGAGAGCCGTTCACCGTCACGCCACACCTCCGTAGACCACATAGGCCCGGCTACGCGCGTACTCGTCCAGGGTCCTCTCCAGGTCGTCAACGCCGTAGATGTTCCCGTAGACGTTCACGGTGATAGCGGGGCTCATGGCGACCTCCTTGAGCCCGGCTACCCAGTCGCCGAAGGCGGTAATGCTGGAGGCGAAGGTGCTCACGGCGCTGGAGAACACGTCCCGTATCCCGCCCCATGCGTCTACGGCCTCCCTGAAGACGCCGACGGTTTCAGCGAAGGTGGGCCCCGCGGGGGCAGGGGCCGGGGCGGTTCCCTGGGAAGAGGCAGAAGGTGCGGGGGGCGTGCTTTCAGCCCCCTGGGTAGATGGAGCGGCGCTTGGGGCAGGCGGTTTGGTGTAGTCCAACCCCGGGCGTTCGGGGGTGCCCCCGTAGAGGGAAAGCCTGAACTGGTCCAGGAAGGCGGCCAGATACCCGGCCAGCTCGGGGATTTTCGCCATAATCTGCTGGGCCACGGCGTTGGCCTCGGGATACCACCCCTTCCCCACAAGCTCGGTCAGCTGGTCAAGCAGGTTCCCAATGGTGCCCTTAAAGATAGCGCTTTGTACCACCCCCTCCATGACGGCGTTCATGATAGCGTCCCGGACGCCGTTTCTGAGGTTGTCCAGCCAGTCAAGCTTCCCCTCCAGGAAGGCTTTCCCAGCACTCTTGAGGGCCCCTATAATGCCTTTGTCCAGGGCCCCGGCGACGCTCTCCAGGAGGCTTAGGGTAGCTTGGTCGACGGCGTATTTAGTCCGCTGTATCAGGCCCCAGAGGTAGGTCTCGGTATACTGGTAGACTGCCGACTTAAAGGCCTCGGTGGAAAGGTAGGTGTATTTGGAGGCAGTCTTTGCAAGGGTTTCGTGGACCTTCTTCAGCCCGTCGTCAAAGACGCTTATAATGCCGTCAATGATGGAGCCCACGATGGAGCCCAGGATGGAGACCAGGCTCCCAGCGCCGGGGAGAAGCATGTCCGCGATGCCCGCGATGGCCGAAGCGAAGCGACTGATGCCCTGGCCCAAGGAGGCAGAGTTAAAGGCGTCTATGATGCCCTGGATGCCGTTCCAAATGCCCTTGAGCCCATTGGCGGCCTCCTTAGCGAACCGCCCCCAGTCTACCGTGGCGCTCTGGACGGTGGTCTGGAGTTCGGTAACCTGAGCCTTGAGGCGGGCTATCTCCTCCTCGGTGTAGCCGCTGGCGTCCCCAGCCTCTTCCAGGCCGCGCACCCACTCCCACAGGGCAGGAAGAAGGTAGCTCAGGTCTTGCTGGAGGGCCTGAATACCCCGCATTTGGGCGAAGGGGTCGCCCAGGCTACGGATGCGGGCCAGCTCGTCCTTGTAGCCTTTGAGAAGGCCGTCCAGGTCCCACCAATCAGGGGCGGGCTTAAACTCTTCCGCCTCCGCCGTAAGCTCCTGGAGAGGCGGTAGAGCGGCCACCGCCCGCTCGGTGAGGTCTTTTATGGCGGCGTCGTAGGCTTTGAGGGCATCCTTGGCCTTGAGATACTCATTCCGGGTGATAAGCCCCTCATTCGCAAAGCGCTGTAGCTCATCTTGGGCGTTGGCGGCAGACTCACGCAGGAAGGCCAGGGCGTCGCCAACGTCCATGACCCCGGTCTCCACCGCGTAAATGGCGGCGGTAACCGGGTCGGTGATAAGCTCCTGGAGAGTCTTGGGGATGTCTACGGCCTGATTTTTAATCTCATCGGCAAGCTTGGCTATGGCCGTTTCGGTCGGGTCTACCGGCGGCTCCAGGGCCTTCCCAATCTCCTCTCCAAGCTTCTTGGCATTCAGGAGAAGCTTGGCCCCCTCTGGTGTAGCGGCCAGGTCGCTCAGGTCTTCCAGGGCCCCAAGGATGGTGTCCCGGATAAACTGAGCCTCGGAGCGGAAAGCGTCTTCGTCAATGAGCCCCAAGGAGAGGAGGTTGCGGATATACTCCCAGCGCTCCTGGAGGCCCTTAAAAGCGTCGGGAATGTCAAACGCTTTTTCCAGGTCCCGCCGGGCGGCATCCTGAAGCTCAAGGATTTTCCGAGTGGCTTCGGCCCGAATGCGCACCTCGGCTTCAGCGGCCTGCTTAATAGCGTCAAGCTCTCTCCAAGTCTGCTCAATGATGGTGTCGGCCAGTTTCTCAAAGAGCCTCGCCTCTTCCTCAGCCTGCTGGGTGTAGACTTCGGCCAGCTTCTGCCGGGCGTCAAGCTCAGCTTCAACTTGCTTTTCCACCTCCTTTGCCATGCGGTTGTAGGCGTCGGTGGCGGCCTCCAGTATCTGCTTCAACTGATTGCGGACGGCCTCGGTGAGGTTGGGGTTCGCCAGCGCCCCGGTGATGCTCTCTATCAGAGTGCCCAGGGCGGTGAAGTCGGCGAGGCGGATGGCCTCCTCTACTTGGTCCCTGAAGGCGCGTACATTAATCTTGGGAATGAGGCCCGCGCCCTCCAGCCGGGTCTGGGTGTATTGGACGTACTCCTCTATTTTCTCGGAGAGGCTTTTGACCTCTTCCTTTAGCTCCTTGACCTTTTCCTTGGTCTTCTTGGCCTTATCCCCGAGCCCCTCGGTGCTCTTCCCGGCCTTTTCTGCCGCCTCAGCGTAGTTTTTAAAGGTTGGCTGGCTGGAATCGGCCTGCCCTTTGAGCCCCCTGAGTTGGTCCAGGAGGTCCTGGGCCTTGTTTACGGTGCCCTTGAAGGACTCCGTGACCTCGCCTTTGAGAGTGGAAGAGAGTAGACTCCACCCAGCGGAAAGGTCCCGGTTTGCCGCCTGCCAGCGGGCGGTGAAGGCTTCCAAGTTTATAGCGCTCTTCAGGGTTTCCCAGGCCCCGGCGAAGTCAAAATGCAGAGCCTGCCACGCGGCCTTGGCGAGGGCGGCGATGGAGGAACCGAGGTTTGCCACGAGGCCCACTACGGCCTCAACCGCCCCCTTTGCCATTTGCGCCAGGCCCATAAACGCCTGGCCTACCAACATGAGGCGGCGGCGCTGTTCTTCAGCAGACTCCCCGGCCCGCACCCAGGCGGTGATGAGGAGGCCGATGGCCCCGATGACCAGGGTGATGGGGTTGAGGAGGACCGCGCCCAAGACCATCGCCAGGCCCCGGAGGATGGTAATCAAGTTCTGCACCACCGGGTAGGCCAAGCCAAGGGCGGTTCCAAGGCCAAGGATGCCGCCAGCGGCCACGGCACCAGTCCCGATAGCCTTCTTTATTTCGGGGCTTAGGGAGTTAAACCGGTTGGCAATCGCCGCCAGAGCCTCATAGAACTTAGTCAGGTACGGCAAAACCGCCTCGCCGATAGCTACCTGGTACTCATAAAGCGCTTGATTGTAGCGGATTTGGGCGGCTATCGGCCCCTGCATTATGCTTGGAAGCGCCGCCACCTCCTGCTTGGTGGCCGCGAGAATGACGTTCAGGGCGGCCTGATTTTGGGCCTGCTTGATGGCCTCCTCAGAAGCCCCCTTCATGGAAGAGGCCACTTTCTGAAGCACCGGGCCGATGTTTTCGGCAATGCCAATATAGTTAAGGTAGATGCTTTGGCCCGTGCTCAAGGCCATTGCCACGTTCTCAATGCCTTGAGCAGCGGTTTTCCCGGCAAGCATTGCCGAAGCCGCACCGGATTGGAACGCGGCAAGTATCTGCTCTGTGGTGAACCCAGCCCGGAGCAGTTGGGCGGTGGCACCAGCGGCCTGTTCAGGAAGGACCCCCAACGGGCGAAGGACCTCGTTAAGACCGGATACCAGCCCCTGGAAGTCCACACCAGCGGCTTTAGCGGCCCCCGCCAGGACCCGCATTTGGGACTGGGCCTGGAACGCGGTGTCGGCGGCGGATTTCAAGGCGTAGAGAAGCCCCCCGGAGCCAACGATGGCCCCGAGGGAGCTTCCCAGTCCCGTGATGCCCTGGCGGAGGTTAGCCAGGCCGCGCTGGAAGGAGGCGGTCTCCTCCGTCACCTTCCTCAGCGCAGCGCTGGCCTCATCGCGCAAGCGCAGAATGACTTCTACGACATTCCCGTTCACCGGTTTCTCCGTGCCCGTTCAGCCGCCCGGCGATGGGCCTCGGCTTCTTCCTCAAGCCCTATGCGAAGGACGTAAGCGTTAAAATCAAAGCGGCCCAGGTCCCATTCGTGCCACACGGTCCAGGGGTCTACCCCGTAGGTCTTAGCCAGCAGATGCAGAAGCGGTGCCGCTCGCCTCACCGCCTCCCTGTACCTCGCCCTCTCCTGTGGCGGTGCGAAAGAGTTCCCCCTGGCCGCTTAAGGTGAGGATTTCCTGGAAGAGCTTTTGGGTGTTTCGGTAGGCCGCATCCCCGGTGAGGCCGGGCTCCTCAAGGTCTTCCGGCTCAATGATGTTCTGGTTGTAATCGGCCTGGAGCGCCAGCTTGTAGGGGCCGCCCGGCCCCCGCACCTGCACCACCCCGGCCACCACCACCAGCCTCATGAACTCCAAGGCGGCCTGAGCGTCGGCCTCACCGCCCTCAGGGGCGAAGACCGAGGGCAGGAGGTCGGACCCGAGGCGGGCCAGGTGCTCTTTGCGGATGGGGCGGATGTCTACCAGGTACTCTTCTCCCCCAACCTGGATGGGGATTGTGGCGGTCTTAATGAGCGGCATGCGCCTCCTTAGTAGCTGGCCTGCTGGTTCTTGAGCGTCACGGTCACCAAGTTGGAACCGGTCCTCACGGCCTCCAGCTGGAGGCGGAAGCGGGCCTGCTGAAGAGCCCCGTTCTGACGCTCAGGCTCGGCGGAAATGAAGGCGTCAAAGGCGATGGTGAGGCTGGTGTTGGCGTCCTTGGCCCATGCGAAGGAGACGGGAACGGGGGTGGCGTTGAGGTACTTGGTGAAGAAGCCCGCGTCTGCCACAGAGTCATAGACCAGGGTCAGGCTGGCAGTTACTTCCCCCTGGGCCGATTCTTCCACGTCGGAGGCGTCCACGGAGTCCAGGGCAGAGATGGGCTTCCGCTCATAAGAGAGGGATACCTCTACGTTCTCAGCCCGGACCGCCAGCGCCACACCGTCCACAGAGAGGGTCACGGTGCCGGGGAGGAAGTAGTCCACTTCGTTGGTGGGCGTATGCGGGGAGCCCCCGAGGGTCTTGGTCAGACCCACAAAATCGGCCTGGACCTGGAGGATGTTGCTGTTGGCGTGGGAGAAGGTGAGCTTGGAGGCCCGGGCCCCTACCAGCCGGTGCACCCCGAGGCCGTCTTGAGCCTCCACGGTCCAGTAGGTGTTGTTGGTGCCCGGCTTGAAGACGTGGGTGTAGTTGGGGGCGGAGCCGGTGGTGTTTGGGGCACCGAAGAAGGCCGCCAGGAGAGCCCCGACGCTTTTGGCCTGGACGTAGGCGGTCAAGCTCCCTTCACCGGTGCGGGACACGGTGAGGACCTGGATGTTGCCCATAGCGTCCAGGCCGGGGACGCGAACGTACTCCTGCCGGGCGGAAAGCTTGGGCAGGTCAGAAACAGGCCGGAAGAAGTAGGTGGGGGCAACGTGGTTGTCCTTCGTGGTCTGCTTCCCCATACCAACGTAGCCAAGATTAAGAGCCATTCTTCTTCACCTCCTTCTTGGGGCGGGTCTCGCCCTGGTCATGGGGCTCGCCAAGAGGTTCAGCGAAGCCCCGCTCAATGAGCAGTTGAGCCAGCCAGTCGGGTAGCTCCTGCTCGCCAAGGTCCACAAAGCCGTAGGTAGAGACGTGCACCGGGATTGCGACCTTTACCCTCATTCCAGCCTCCTACTGACACTCACCGACAGCACCAACCGCCAGAAAACGCGGGAGTCGCTTCCGCTACTTGGCCCTGGGGCCTCCATCGTTGCGGGCAAAACGGCAGGGGGGCCCAACTCCACCCCTTGGGCCAGGAGGGGGCCACGCGCCTCATGAAGGGCCAAAACTACCGCGTCCCGAGCGTCCACAAGCTCGCGGTAGCGGTCTGGGTGGGGGTTGGTGGTTACGGAAAGGGCGATGCGCACCTCCTCACGGAGGCCGGGGCTGGCGAGAGCGTAGCCCGTGAAGGAGGCCCCGCCCATGACCACCTCAACCGTCCGGTCGGGGTGGCTCGTGTCCGGCAGGGGGTAGTCCACCACCTGCCAGCCCGGAAGGGCCGCGGAGATGGCATCCCGGATGGTAGCCAGAAGCTCGGTCCCGCTCACAGGTTCCCCCCGATGTAGGCCATAGCCTCACGGACAAGCTCGGGCCAGTTCTTCACGCTGGCCTCCGCCGCCGGGCCAAGGTAGGGGCGGGCCGGGATGGTGACCTGGCGAGCCCGCACCCAGGGCCCCGTGGGGGCGATGGTGTCGGTGGGCTCCCAGAGGCGGAAGACCAGGTAGGGGCCCCGCTTGGGGCGGATGGTGGCCCCAAACTCGTGAACGCGGGCGTAGATGAGGTTGGTGTAGACGCGCTGTTCACCGTAAGAGCCGGGGCTCCATTGCTTGTAGGGCCCCTTCTTGATGCTCTCCCTCAGCTTGCCCGTCCTGGAGAT